CTGGTCTTGGCCATCATGTCCTTCTTGGCTACATACGACACCGTAAACTGCGCTTCAAGATACCGCTTGAAGTTGGCATAACCAAAGCTCATGTTTGAACAGAACGACTTGAGCATGCGCTCCTCGATGAAGAAGTCCACATGGCCAGCCGTTACGCCGTGCTCGACCCGGCCCATAACTTCAGCACGGGTTGTGTTCTTGTCCACCATCGAGCCGTCACCCAAATGCGCCAGCGGGCCAGCCTTCTCGCCGTACTTGACCACCACGAACTTGCCTTGGTACTCCTGCACGAATGCGTTGAGCACATCCTCGGCACTGCGGTGACCGCCCTTGATACTTGAGCGTTGAATGACGATACGCTTGCGGTAGCTGTCGATGATCTCGGTCAGGGGGAACTCAGCGATGTTGGCGTGGGTGCTGTTCATGATGATGCCTGCCGCGATAGCGCAACCGATACCGCCCATCCAGAACCGCTCGTCGTTGGGGGCCTTGTACTCGGTGTACATGCGGCGCACCGTCTCGGGCACAAGTGTCTTGAGCAGGCCGATGTTGTCCACCATGTACTGCACCAGCGCCTCACCAGCTACGGCGTAGTTGTTCTGCAAGCACTTGACGATCTCGATCTCATCAGCGTCCAACTCCAGCTTCTCGTCCATCACGTACTCGATCAAGCGGCGCAGTTCACCCTCGGATGAGTGCTTGCGTGAGCCGGTCAGGTAGTCCACCACGTGGGTGTTTGATGACATGATGGCTGTGGATGACCATGTGGATAAGTTCAGCCGTTCCTTGTTGGCTCCAGACTCCATACGTTCTTTGCCGCGCCCCTCGCTCATGCTGAACAAGAAGGCAGGGAACCACTCGAAGTCGTCGCGGTTCTTGCTGGTGATCTCGTCCGTGATGAGCGGGTTGCTGTGGAGAAGTCCAAGGCGCTGTTGCATGGCCACAGGCGATGTGCCAGCACCAGTGCGGTAGTGGATGGGGTGGCCCCAGATCGAAGCTGCACCATCCAGCGCCAGCGATTTGCCAGTACCCGACTCGGTCGAGGCGCAGTGAACGGTCAGGCCGTGCAGTCCTGTGAAGCGCATCAGCGGGGAGCCAGCACCCATGAGGATGATGGCCAAGTGATCCCACAACTTGCGGCGCACCAGCAGGTTGATGAACTGACGCCAGACTTCCAAGCTACCCGTAGGCCGTGAGTTCATCGTGATGTTCTCAAGTCCGGGCATGGGCACTTCAATGGCTTCCTTGCCCGCCGCATAGATTTTGCCGCCGAAGACGTAGGTGTCGTTGGGTTGCCAGCCGTAGCTGGACGGCACTTCAATCGGGCGCTTCTCACTACTCATCTTCTCCACGCAAGCGCGGATGTAGTCGTACAGGTTCTTGTCGTTGCCTGAGCCAAATGCGGCCAGTACGTTTTGTTGTGCCAATGCTTTCACGGTCTCGTCCTTACTGACAACTGATTTCTGGGGGAACGAAATGTCCACGGTCTTGTAGTCGCGCACGGCCAGCATATGCACAAGATGCTCACCGTTACTGCTCAGGATGTCCACAGGGAACAAGTCGTAGGGTAGCAACATGATCTGTCGCTTGGTGACTTGGCCGTTGGCGTCTGTGTCTTCCTTCTCCATAAACACGCCACCACGCACACCGTAGGCATATCCGCGTGGGGCTTCAGGGCGCTTTAGTTGCCTTGCGTCTTGGCCGTCTGTGGCTGGCAACTCGATGGTTGTTTCAGCGGTGACTACCGCCGTCTCGCGTCCGAGCGCCAAGGGATTGGTTACCTTCCCAAAGAATTGACACCCGTCACAGATGCCGGGGTTCTCTGAGTCAAACTTGGTGCAGGGGTATGGCCCTCTGATCTCGGCCAGCTTCTGGTGCATGCGCTCATGCGGGTATGGGTGCAGGTCGGTCAACCAGATCGCGGCTTTCTCGCCATCGTTGCACTTCTGGGCAATGCTCAACCAGCCACGCCACAAGGGCTCCACGCCGTCTTGGTCGGCGTTCTCAACGTACCACTCAAGCTGCTTGCAACCTGCGCCAGCCTTGGTCTTCTTGTAAATGTTCTTGAACAACGTGATGCTGTTCTCAAACAACTTGACCGTGGTGGGTGTGTGGGGTGCGTCGGGTCGCTGGCCGGGCAACGCCAAGGGTGCAACAGCGGATGGGCGTGGGAGTGCTGGCAATGAGACAAGCTGTTGCTCGATGTGCTTGGCCAAGTCTTCAAAGTCAAACGTGTCACCCTCAGCCAGTATGCGGACTGGGCGCGGCGTAGCGTACTTCGCCTTGTTGTTGAATGTGCCGGGGAAACGCAGTACTCGGGCTGAGTCAGCAGTCACCGTCATGTCGATGCTCAAGGCTTCTTGCTTGCACAGGCGCTTCAAGTTCTCGGCTACAGGCTTCCACTCGTCAACGGCTATGTCCTGCGTGAACGGCCAGTAGCAATGCAAGCCACCGCCTGAGTCCACGATGTAGGGTGTACCAAGCAAGTCCAGACCAGTCTTGACCATGAAACCGTTGAGCGCCAGTGCTGCCGCCTTCTTGGTCTCGTAGCCATCCATGTCAATGAACAGCGAGCGGATGTACCGAGCGTTGTCGGCTGTGCGCTTGCCCTTGGTCTCAAATGTGGACAGCGCAAAGTAGATGTCCTTGCTGTCGCCCCATTTGGTTATTGTCGCGGGTAGTTCATCCAGATGTTGAACAAAGTTGTGCTCCTTCTTTTTTGTAGTTAGCTCTGCCGCGCAATACAACCCGTTGTCCGGAGACGGCAAAACAACCGCTAGAAATTCAAGCGGGGTCATGGGTATCCTTTGGGTTTAAGAGAACAGGTCGAGCTGTTGGGGGTCGCGCAGTGGGAATTCTTTTTCAGGAGCGATGGCGGTGAAGCGGCGCAGGAGTTCAATTTGCCAGTCGATTGGCGCACCAAATTCGTTGTCTTCCATGTACATGGCGAAGTACTTGATGAGTTCTGTGTTGCTTAAGGTTCGAGGCCGTAGTGTTGACATATTTTTCTCCATGCGTCGTCTGCTGAATGTGCTGATCTAAGAATTGTGAGAAGCGTCTCGACTCGATGTTCGTACGCTGGGAAGATGTCGCCACCCTCGAACCAGTTGTAGACCGTCTGTCGTGACACGCCCAAGGCTTTTGAGATGCGAACAACTGAGAAGTTGTGATGCGCGGCCCATCGTCCAAGCTGGTTGCCTGAAGTCTTGGGCGCTCGCATGATCGCGTCGATTGTTTTTTGTGAGTAGGCCATATTACTTTGCCATTGCTTTCATCACCTTGTCTAACATCCCGCTGGCCTCTAGTGCGGCAAGGCGCTCCAGACTAGAGACAAGAGACTCTGCTTGCTTGGCAGTCTCAGCAAAGTTTGTGTTGCCTGCCACCTTATTGAATTTCTCAATGGCAAGCCCGAGTTTTTCAGCGCCATCACGCAGTTTGCCGTTGATGTCCTGCATTTGCTTGTGCGCTTCTTTTGCTTGGTCAACCATAGTGGTGGTGCTCTTTATCAGCGCCTCCGTCATGGCGTCTGCATCGGCTTTTGTTTTTTCTAGTACGGACATGTATTTCCCCAGAGGTTCGGTTTCTTTCAAATACAAGGTGGCGTCTATCGCCATGTTGTACACGCGGTTTAAGGAATGCCAACCACCCGCAGCAGTTGTATATCCTTGTTGCTTGATCTGACGCAGAGCGCCAGCGGTCATGCCTTTGGTGTTGGAAGGAAAGATGATGGCCATGTTGTTTGGGTGGGGGTACTCGCTGCGTCTGTGGCGAACCAACTTTGAACGGCACACATCGGTACTGGTTGAGGCGTCTGCAACCACAGCATCCGCTTTCCCCCCAAACTCCTATTTACTCATCATCCCAGTCGGACACGATGTCGGCGAGCTTGCCTTTCTTGGCAGGCACGGCGGCGGCTTTGGGTGCTTCCTTGCGCACTTCAGGTTCCTCTTCAGCATCGACCACTGGCTTGGCTTTCGCTTTGGCTTTAGCGGCAATTGGCTCATACGCGGGAGCGTCTTCCTCTTTGGTCAAGTCACCCATAGGGCGTGTGCCAGCAAGAGACATCTTGGGAGCGTTGGGTTTCACGCCATCGGTCTGCGCCACGGTCATGACCACTGCACGTTGTGCATCGTCGCTCTCAGCTTGCGTCTTGATGACTTCGTACTCGTCGTCGGTCAACCAGCGCACAGGCTTGAAGAACAACTTGGGAGACTCAGCCTTGGTATCAAAGCGCATCTCAGTCACGATCTGCTCAGGATTCACAGGCGGGTTCTGCACAGCCAAGTAGCGGGCGTATGCCTGCAATGGGCGCTTGTCGCCTTCTTCCTTACCGAACACCGAAGTGGCGGGCAGAGTCAACTGCATCACGTCGCCGGATGGGTTGTTGGCCAACACCACAGCCAAACGCTGTTGGTAGCGGCATGCACGGCTATTGCCTTGGCCAGAACCAGCTTGGTTCTTGGGGCAGTTCATGCAGGTCACAGCCTGTTTGTTTGCGGCGCTGGCATCGGGGCGCTCACCGTCATTGCTCCAGCAGTCAGGGCCGGTAACGTTCTCGGCATCGTAGGACGATGCGTAAAAAATACGGCTGACCTTGGGTGCGGCTTTGACGATGATGACTTCCAGATGGCGGTCATCAATGGCGGCGACTTCCTTGCCACCAGCTACCAAACGAAACACACCACCTTTGATGGAGATGCGCTTGGTGTTGGAAACACTGCCGCCTGTGAGGGCGCGGGCTGTGTCGGACAGTTCGTTGTTACGAGCGAATGCAGGAACGTTTGAGGGGGAAAAAAGCGTTATGTTTGACATATAAAACTCACTTGGTTGGTTTGGTGATAACAATGTTGAACTCCGTGTGGGAGTTCAATCCCGGAGGTACTACCCCCGGGTTCTCTTCGAGAAACTGCGCCATGTTTGACTGCGCAATACGTTTGAACAACAAGTCAACAGCGCCGTGCTCAAGGACGAATTCCTTGAACGAAGCCCAGTCGTTTGTTGAGTACTGCGTTGAGGTACGCATGGATACAGTCCCGTAGGGACTCTTGACAGATGTGACGCCCAGCGCCTTCATCCGATCTTTGATTTCAAATTTGATCTCGTCCTGCGCGGCCTTGAGTGTCTCCACTTTGGTGTCGTACTCTTGGGTCAGCGTGTCGATTTCAAGTTTGATCTTGCGATAAACCTTGACCAGTTTATCGAGTGGGATTGCATCTTCACTCACTTGCTTCTCCTGTTATTGTTTGTCTAAGGTTGGACATCTTACACACGAATTTCTGCTTTGCAACTCCTTTCAAGAATTTATTTCTATCTCGAACATCTGGGTTAAAAGTGAGTTGTCGCTCACTTTCGCTTCAAGGGCTTTGAACATCTTCTTCTCGATGGGTGAGCCTTGAATGTGTATGACCGTGACTTTGTCTGAGTTCTGCCCCTTGCGGTCTGCCCGCGCAATACATTGGATGTACTGCTCCACGCTCATGAGAGGGCCAAAGAATACAACCGTGTCGGCAGCAGTCAGGGTAATCCCGTGGGCAGTGGCTTGTGGTTGCATTACCAACACACGTGGGTCTTGCTCGTGCTGGAATCTGTGGATGATGCTTGAGCGTTTTGTTGGGGTGATGCCCCCGTGGATGCACTCGTTTGCAATGTTCTTCTTGGTCAGGTGTGCTTGGATGGTGTCGATGCTTGATCTGAACAGGGCGAAGATGATGACCTTGCGTGACGTCTCCTCCAAGATTTCTTCCAACACACCAAGGCGTGGGGCAGCATCGAACTCGACAACCTCTTTGTCGTCCGTGTACACAGCGCCGCAACTGATCTGCAACAACTTGGATACACCAGCGGCGGCATTGACCGCGCTGATCGTCTCGCCTGCGGCCTGCACCAGCATGCGATCTTTCAACATGTTGTAGTACTTGGCTTGCTGTGGCGTGAGTGGGACTTCGCGTGTGGTTGTCAGCACTGGGGGTAAGTCAAGGCACTGCTCTTTGCTGAACCTGATCGCGGGTTGAAGCGCCTCATGCACCAGCTCAGCCGCGTTGTGCTTGGCCGCCCACTTGTACATGGTGATCTTGTTCATGACCTTGTCGCGCCACGATGTGAAGTAGTTGGGCACTCCATCGGGGTTGACGATCTTAGCCAAGCCATACGCATCTGCTGGCGACTGCGATGCTGGAGTACCGGTCATCATCCACACATGGGTCGTTGGCTTGATGATGGACTTGAGCGCCTTCCAGCGGCGTGTGGTGATCGTCTTGTATGCGTTGGCTTCGTCCACGATGATGAGGTCGAAGCGGCCATCAGCGTTGATCTCATCGGCTATCAGGTTCACGCCTTCGTAGTTCGTGATTACAAACTCGTAATCTTGCTGAATCATCTCGATGCGACGGCTAGCCTGCGTGTGGTGCGCGACGATGGCCGAGCGGTGGATGATGCTGTTGCTGAGATCAGCCAGCCATGCAGACTGCATGATGGACAGTGGGCACAGAATCAAACAACGTCGAACCTTGCCAAGCGACATCAAGTAGTCCGCCGCCCACAGCGCCGATAGTGTCTTGCCTGTGCCGGGCTCCGAGAACACAAACGCCTTGCGGTGCATGGTCAAGAAGGCGGCAGTCTCGATCTGGTGCGCCATTGGTTTGTAACGACCGGGCCACTTGTACTTGCGTGTGATTGGCGAGGGCACGTCCTTCACGCCGAGGTTCTTCAGAACCCTAACCTCATCCAATCCCCAGTAGACAGCGACGTCAAACCCACCGTCATCACGTTCCATGACTTTGTGTTTAGGTATGACGCTGTATTTTTCTGGGTGTCTGGTTCTGAATATTAGGGCCTTGTCTTCAAGGATTTCCATTGCTTCTCCATCGGTTTTTTATTTGTTGTCGCTTCGGTTTGAACTGCGACTGCGCATACGAAGGTTGTTTATAGTAGTTGTCCCTCCGCTACGGATAGGCTTGACGTGGTCAACGTCTTTGCCGTCCCCCTTCGCCGCCTTGCCTGCCTTGACCATCATGCGCCGCGCCTTCACGCGTTCGCCTGTCTTCTTGATCTGCTCAGGTTTGCCTTGATAGTTCTCGTACTCTTTTGCATAGTTACGGGTTGCCATGATTCGCTCCTAATGTTTCGGGTTGTACTCACACGTTTTAACTGGGCACCACGGGCACAGCGCAGAGGACTTTGGATTCCACACGCCAGACGCAGCGCACTGCTCCAGCTTGGCCACGCGCTCGCGGTACTCCCACCATCCAGCATCGACCTCGTCCACGGCCATGCTTGCCTTAACCATATCATTCTTGACCACGAACAGCAACGCTGAGTTGATCTTCCTGATGTGTGGGAAGTGCTTGAAGACCATCAAAGACATGAGCTTCAACTGGTCGCGGTCTGGGTACTTGTTGTTGCCTGTCTTGTAGTCCACCACACGCGCCGTCAAGTTCTCGTCGTCGATGATGAGCAAGTCGGCAATGCCTCGCACCCAGCGGTTCTTGTCGTTGAAGTCACAGGGTTGCAAGTCACGCGTCAGTCCCATCTCGTACTCGCACAGCTTGCGTCCGGGCTTAGCGATTAGAGCGTCGAGCATGTCCTTGGCGTACTCAAACTCAGGGGGCATGGGTGTGCCGTCCTTGATGTAGAACTCAGCGGCAGTGTGGAACTGCTTGCCGTAGTTGGTAGCCTCAGTCTCTTGGAAGGGGAAGTTGTTGAGCACCTTGACTTCGTGATACCTGCGTGGGCATCCCTCGAAGTCTTTCAAGCTGCTGTGGCTCCATGTGATTGGTTTCATTAGGACACTTTCTCTTGGCATCGGATAACGTGGTTTCCTGCGTGGCCCATGTACCCGCCGCATATCGAGTCGCCTGACCTACCGATACATGAACTACCGTTTAAGGGGCAGTCGTCTTTGTAAATGGGCTTGCACCCCTCACTGCCGTAGTCCTCAACTGCAACAGCGCGAAAGCTTAAAAGCTCCACGCCACCGTCCGTAACAACAATTTCTTTAATCATCAAAACCTCGCTGAGTTGATTACTTGCGTCAAGCGTTCGGCAAAGGCATGCACAAACTTCTCGTCACGGTTGAGGGCGTCGCGTCCCATGTCGGCAAGGATGGCATGCACCACCTCGTGCCAGAAGTTTGCTTGCATGGTCTCAGGTGCGAAGCGTTTGCCTGTCACGTTGCTGGTCTTGCCCAACTCGATGCGGCTGTGGTCGTAGTGGATACGCGCCATGTCACGCTTGCGTAGCATGGTCTCCACAATGTCGATGGAATACTGCTTTGTCCCGACACGTATACGGCGTGGGATTGGTTGTTTTGTTTTTGCTGTCATGTCTTTGCTTCTCCATATCTACGGTGCGCACCACCGTCAGCGGCCAGAGGAATCCCCGGCATGTACTTCGGCTCCATAGTCATCTGCGCCAAGACCCAAGTCTTAGCGTCAGCAACTTCGTCGTCAGGCACAACAACGATCTGCTCGTCATGCACTGTGCCTACCACGGGGTACTTCTTTGATACCCTCAACATCCCATCGGTCATGACAATACGCGCCACGGCCTGCGTCACGTTGTTCGTCACTTTCCCTGCATACAGCTTGGTAGCGTTTGGCCCGTATACCCACTGGCTCCTACCCTTGTCATCTTTCTCGCGTCGCAACTGCGGGTAGAGCAAGCTCATCCCGTTTGGTAATTCTATACGTTCTTTGCTGAAGGTCAAGCACTTGTACTGGAAGACTTTGCCGCCGTACAGGCTGGACTCGATCAGGTTGGAACACATATCCCAGAAGGTAACAACGGGGTGGGCAGTGGCGCGGTAGATGTCAATGATCTTCTTGGCCGCAAGGCAGTGGGTCAGTAGCTCTTGGTCGGTGCAGGTGTGCGGTATCTCCAGCATCTTGGCTACGTTGTCTTCCCAGTCAACAAACTTCTGGGCATAGGCTTGATCGACCCCGAGCGTCTTTGCAAACGCTTTGTCATACCTTTGTGGGGGCGCACCAAGGAATCCGGTGAGGAGTTGCGAAGCGAACGATGCCCAGCCCAAGCCGTATCCGCATCCCAACAAAGCACTCTTCGCAGATTGACGAAGCTCTGGATGACTGTCTTTCGTGAGGTTCGGGATGTTGAACATCTGAGCGCCGAAAGCGGCATAAGGATCGCCACCTCCCCTGAAGATGTTGAGCATCTCTTGGTAATCCGAAAGCCACGCAAGCACTCGCGGTTCAATTTGAGATAAGTCCCCCACGACCAGTTGGTAGCCATCGGGAGCCATAATCGCTTTGCGTAGGAAACTGCCTCGCTTGAGGTTTTGCATGTTGATCGCGCTGCCCTTTGCTGCCGTCCAGCGGCCCGAGAGAGCGCCATAATACGAGAGAGGAACAGGTAACGTTCCGCGCTGAGAGATGTCAAGGAACCTCTGGGCTCGTGTGCGCTCGGTTGTGGATTTAACCCGAAGACGAGCCTCACAAAGAAGGGCAACGTCTTCACGTTCACCGTTGAGAAGCGCTTGGAAGAGGGCATCGTTCTTCGCCAGTGCGAGCGTTTGCTTGCCGGTAGTCTTACTGATTTTCGTCGGGGGAGTAACCCCGAGGCTTTCAAGTATGTCAGCAAACTGCTGGTTCGACGCGAGCGAAGTCTCCTGAATGCCGAGCCTTTGTAATAGTCCTTCACGTAGTTCTCCTTCTTCTGTGAGTGCCTTGATGAGCATCTGTTGGTCAAGCTCAAGTGTTGGTCGTGTGTACATCTTGAGCGTCATGTCGATCAGACGCAACTCACTCTTGGGGTAGCCCTCTATCAGTCGGTTGAAAATTTGTTCACAAAGGTATACGTCATGTTTGCAGTATTCGGCAAGTTCAGCCTCCACGTCCGCCCGAAGTTCCACGGAGCCGTTGGTGCTATGTACGGCTGTCCCTTTTGGGGGAAGATTAAAATCTCCCGCAAGTTTGGCGAGACTATTGCCAACTTCCACGCCGCGAAGAGCCCGCGCCATTGATAACGTGTCGAATATGAAGGCAGGGTGGGCGTTGTATACCCACTCCATAATGGATACATCGAACTGCGCGTTGTGCGCGAGTACTGCGGTTTTTTCCCAATCGACTCCAGAAAAGTATTCACGCAGTCCATCTCCTCCAACCCATTCAATTGGGCTATCGGTTCCGAACTCGTGTACGCATACTCCAAACGCTTTGAATCTCTTGTCACGGATGTACTCCTCAGTTGTCATCTTTGATAGTGTGTAGTCTTTGCTGTCCCACCGAGTTTCAAAGTCGATGGAAATGATTCGGTCAAATGGTTTTGTCATGTGGCTCCTCTGGTTTTATTCTGTATGTCTGCTCGTAGTAAATACATGTACAGGGGCGTGTCGATATGTCCACCCACATGTCTTGGTCTGGTGTGCTCCCCATGACGCGCACCTGTATTGTTTTGCCGTCGGCAATAGCGCGTAGCACCTCGGCGTGCTTGTGCTCAGTCAATTGAACGCCTCTTTAGGGGGAGCGTCGATAGTGTTTAAGAATCCGAAAAAATCATTGGCTTCGATCATGATTTCCGCTGCCTCCATTTCGTCTAGGTTCATGGTGGCTACCTCCAAGCGGTCTTCGCCTGTGTTCTTGATGATGAGCACCGCTTGGTTTGCGTTGGGGCCGTAGCATGTGAGGAACTTCAACACCGTGGTTTTGAAGTGCGCCTTCTCCTCGTCCGACATTGCCTTGAGCAACGCGTCTATTGCTTGTTCTTGATCCATTCTGTGATCTCCTGTAATTGGTTGATGTTCTTCTCGTTGACCACAAGTGCGTAGCCACCTGCGTTCAGTATCCGATTAAGCTCGCGCTCTTGCAAGGCGGTGGTCGTGCCCTTGCCAGCCTTGCACTCGATGGCGATGAAGTAGCCGTCAAGACAGCCGATGATGTCGGGGATACCAGCGCGGCCAAAGCCTGCCTGATACGGTGAGAAGTGATACACCCCCATCGCATCCAGCATCTCCTTGACGCGCTTCTTGACCTTGGCTTCAGGAGTCATCGCCATATGGATACCCCGTTACTTCTTTGAGTTTCATCATGTAGTGTTTGGCCTTGCCCGCGTCGTCGCTCCCATCCTTGCGTCCAGCACGCAGGCTGTACTTGATGATGTTGCCCTTGAGGAATCCAATGAACTCCTCTTTGGTAAGCACCGACTCCATCACCGCCCACGGCTGGATGGCCATGTCTTTGTAGTGATTGCCGCTGATCTGTAGATCGTCAGCCCTCGTTCCGTTGAAGTGTTTGTCCATCTCGCTTCTCCTTTAGTTTGTTTGATAGTTCTTTGCGTAACCACTTGGGGCCACCCAAGCGTTTCCATTCGGCATAGTGCGCAGGGATTAACCGCACACCGACTTGCTTTGCCACACCTGTCAAATCACTTTTTGGTCTTGGCACGTTTGGTCTCCATCATGTCAGGCGCTCGAGTACTGACGTTGCCCTCAGTTATCCCGAAGATTGTGCCGTGGCTTGGATTCGTCTTGCGTATCCTATGGATGCCCTCGGTCACATTGGCGCTGATGACAGCGTTGCGTTTGATTGACTTGAACGGGTCGCCATGCTTGGCATGTTCCTGATCGGTGTACTCTTTCCAGTTAAATGCGCTCACGGCAGTCATGCTGTTCTCCTGCTAACTTGGTTGTAAAAATTAAATGGCACTTGGTACACCGCCACAGTTGTCCCTCGACTATCACGGTCTGCTTCTCTGCGTGTTGTCCACGCACCCTACCAAAGAATGTTCTGATTGCTTCAAGCATTGTTCTTCTCCTTGAGTTTGGTTATCTTTTAATTCCAAATGTTTTGCAAGTTGCTTTTAAGTTCGTCAAAAACCATTTGGCGATCTTTCTTTTCAAATTTCACAGTAAATAAATACCGTGGCGTTGTGAAATTTGTCACCATGTGGGGCTTTTGGGTGTTAAGCACGTAATACGTATCTGGTTGATACTTCAACTCCGTGATGGGGAAAACCTGCTCTGAAGTGTTTTCAGCAAAGATGCAATGACTCCCGCCAACATCCTCCAGCAACATATTGAACCCAACTTGGCGCTCAGCATCTACATGCCACTGATAGCAAGTGTTTGCCGACATCCGCAATATACCTGCTATGAACGTATAGTCTTTTAAAAGTCTAGACATTACTGGGTCTTTGGTCAACAACTCTTGGGGAACCTCCACCGCATCAAAATTGTATGATCGCTCCCAGCGGGTAATAGATCGCGCAAAGCTTAAAAGCTCGCCAGCAATCTGGGACTTGACTGAAACCTCGTAAAAATATTTCATACTTGTCTCTCCCATCATTTCTTTTCCTTTGTCCATGCAAGGACGGTATAAATCATTGACCAAGGTAAGAACTTAGTGCAGCTACAACACCACACCCATTGTTTGTCCTTACCCAAACGCCACAGTGCGTGGTCTTCAAGTAGCCAAATCATTTCTTCAGCCCCCTGATGTAGATCGCAAACGAATTGATAGTGTCCTGCCCAAAGCCTTTCATCTTCTCGATGTGCTGTGCCACCTCTTCAAGAGTTGCGTTACGAATGTTGCCGCCCATCATCTTTGTTGCATCAGATTGCATTTGCTTCTGCATCCCATCAATGACGCCACGCTCATAGTCCGATGCAGACTCCCTCCAATTTTCAAACTGCGCCCTCACCGCCTCCTTGCGCTGCTGTGCTTGTCGTTCAATTTCGTTGAACGCTTCGTCTTCGGGGTCAAGAATCATATTTTCTCCTTCACTGTTTTCTGTAGTTGCTTGGCAAGATACTGCGCGAAGTGCAAGTCAATCTCTTCGTCGGACAA